GCATTATACGACCCACAATGGGGCGTTTTTATAACGAGGTTTGCGCACCTCGTTTGAGGAAATTATGCTAAGAGGCCAGCCTTTCTCAAGGCTTCCTCTTCTTGGGCCAATTTGGCCCCCTTGGACACATCGTTCTTCCACCACGAAGATCCATAGATCTCATCAGCCCAGGTCTTATAGGAACGTAATACACCTGGAGGTATGTTCTGTTCTTCAGCAGCACATGAGCTTCTGACTCTCTTCTCAAATTCGCGATAAAAATTTGGGCCATGTATAACCGCTTCCTTAGCTGCTTGTTTCATCCTTATGTATCTAAGGTCGGCCTCATCCATTCCAGCGACACGTTTATTGTATATCACCATATCCCAGATAGCCTCTGGACGAAGCATACCTACAACAAACTTGTGCCCACCATGATCTCTCACGGCCAAGGTCCTGCCGAGAAAGAAATGTGTGTCTGCAAACTTGGCAACTTCTCCTTCCTTGTCACTAGCACTGGTGTACTTAATACCCCAGGCTTCCTTGCAAAATTTAGAGATGGTATTCATATTGTAAAGCTCATTAATAACACGCGACTGATTCTTGAGCAATGAATCATCTCCTGTAAATCTACCTCTAACATAGTCTTCAAACTTCTTCCCAGGCACCAACTTTTCAAACGCCACCTTGTGTATAATGAAAACACAAAAGGTGTTGTAGAATGTAGTCAGATAATGCCCTGAGGAATGGCCCCTGGTGGTGAAATAAACATATCCATTTGCAATAAAGTAGTAACCGTCCAAACCAGCAAGGGCGCACATAAGGAACTGAGTCCATGTATCTCCACAATCGTAATCTGGAACAAGTATCGGATCCGGAACTATCAATTCTGAAAAGTATTTGACTATACAATTATAAAAGAACCTGTTCATGGTAGCTTCTTGTTTCCCAATGTCGCCTGTCATAACGCCACCATCACCAGTCATCATCTGGCCTACCATTCTAGACCATTCCGCTGAGAGGCAATCTATGCCTAAGGCAGTCATGCCTCTCTCCCAATGGTCACATGCAAATTGGACAACGCCACCGCAGATCATCTTAAGAAAGATATTGTAAGCTAAATCGTGTCCGTTAATGATACGACACTCAGGATCGGCTTTATAAACTTTCTCTCTTGCCAACAATTCATCCTTTGATAGCTGATCAACAATAGGCCTAACAGGTTTCCCTTCAAGAGCCATCTTGAAGTAACTCATGACCCTCTCTTTAAGAATAGGGTTATATTCTTTTGTCATAAAGTTAACCAACATGCTCTTATCAACATCTCTAAAAAATGGACCAGTGAACTTACTGCTGGTAGCCATAGAGACAATTTTAGGTTCTACAGTCGCATCACCAAAAACCGCTTGTTCGAAAGTCTGCATCTTGAATTGGGTATGTTTACCTTGTCCAAGAAACACATCAAACCAGTCACTAGCTTCCATAGCTCTGTCATGAAAATAAACATTCAAGGTACCGAAGTTCATAGTCATTTTATTCCTATTCTCCATTGGTTTCTTGCCCAAAATTGGTCTCACCTTGTAAGCATTTTCAGGTAAACCTTCCTTCAGGGTCTGGTTTTGCACGTAGTATTTCGTGAATGGTGGAGAAGTAGCTTCACCGCCAATCCACTTACCAATTGGTTGAGCTCCCTTTATCTCGGGCACATCTGACTGAAAATCTATTAGCTCCTCTGCTCCCGGAACAAATGCATCGTCATCAGGCACATCTTCATCACTAAGTTGGTCTTCTCGATAAACTGGCACCATACAAGCTGATCCTCCTATACTGGCAAAGTGTTGCCCTAACAAGGGATAAGCTTCAGTTTGGGATACATAACTATCTCCACAATCTCCTCTATAGGCTTTTCCACCTGCAATCTCGTAATAGTCTAACCCCGTATCACGGTATTCGGCCCCATCCTCAGAGTAGACGACGAACTGCGAACTCGATTCTGTCTTGAGAACCGCCTGCTTATACGGACCTTCGAAGATAACAACCTCTTTGCCCTTTGCACTCCCAGTAACAACCCGCTCAACATTGTAAAGTACAGTTTTGCGTTCTGCTCTAGGAGCCACCATCTTCCACAAATTCCTGATACCAGAAACGACGACCTTATTAAAATGAAGATACAACAAATCTCTACTACGCTCTGGTTCATGAATAGTAAATAGACTCTTAGGAATTTTGTGGCACAATTGGACACCGTCACCTGGATCGCCAGGATACAAGGAAACCGACATGAGAGTCTTACTCCTATCGTAATAAACGTGTCTATTGAATCCGGCTTGCCGAGAATCGTAGAATAGCAGTTGAGACATGGTAGCAGTTCCGTCTCCAAATTCAAAAACTGCTGTCCACTGATTACGGGCCACGACCATATCCCTTTTACGAGCTTCAAAGGCGGCCGACTGAAAAGATCCACTATTGAAGTTTCCTCCTGGTGCATAGTGAATCCGCCCTTTTGAATCACGCATAAGTGGTTCACCACGCTTGCTGAGCTCCCTGGCCCTCTGATGACCACTATATTCCTTCTCTGTCTTTTCCCGGACCTTATCACTCTCTGAACTCGATATCTGAAAGTCGCCATCTACTTTGGTACAAGTGGTACCAACACCAACACATACACCAACCAATACGCTAGTGGCAGCTAGCACAGCTCCAATGCAAGAAAGAGTGGCAGAAGAAATACCTAAGTGTTTCTGCACCCCAACATCGACGCGATAACGTAGTGGGAAGTCTGCAGCAACTCTCTTAAGACTATTGCAGCAAAATTGATAAAAATCAGTGTCAATATATCTGGTGGTCTCATTTCGACGACTCAACCAACCAGTATGTTCATAAATTATACCGGTCGCATTTTTAGCCTTCCTAGAAGCCGTGCAATAATCATAGACTTCATGGAACTTCATACC